TGGGTAACGATATATTAGAACCTGATAATTGGTTGCAAATAAGAAATGACTTTTTACAAGACAAAACTATTGGTATTTGTTCTATTCCTTTACATAGTACAGGTAATGACACGGCTGATTTAATTGGTAACTTTACTATTACAAAAGAAACTATAAAAAGAGTTGGTGCATTTAATCAAGAACTTGACCCTTATGGAGCAATAGATTTAGATTATTGTACGAGATGCAGAGCAGCAGGTTTGCATACGAAATTCATTAAAGAATATACCGCTAATCATATTGAGCAAAATAGCATTGATGCTTATGGTTACAATAAAAATGAATTAGTACAAAAGACCTGGAGTTTGCATAGCAATAATGTATCTGGTTATACAAATGGAAATAAAACTTATTATATAAACTTATGAAAATACTTTGTATAACTTCAGCTAATTCGGGAGTTGGCTATCATAGAATTATGATGCCTATCGTTAATATGGAAAAAGAGTACGCACTTATTACCGATGTACTTAATGACGAACTATTGGAGCAAGGGTGGGATATTGTGCTTATGAATAGAATGTTAAATGAGATAGATGCAAAGCAAATGGACACTTGGCGCACTAAGTATGGCTTTAAGTTGGTAGTCGATAATGACGATTATTGGGAACTTAGCGAAAGCCATTTGTTGTATTTAAGATATAAGTACAATAACATAGGTAAACTAATTACTGATTATTTAGAAATTGCAGACCTATGCACCTGCACACACGAAAGGTTAGCAGACGAGATAACTAAATACAATAAAAACGTACATATATTACCAAACGCATTACCTTACGGAAAAGAGCAGTTCCAAGATAACAAGACCGATGATTACAAGGTTAGGTTATTTTGGAGCGGTAGTGGAACGCACGAAAGAGATTTAGAAATACTTAGGCAGCCGTTCAAAAGGCTACAAGGTATGAATATAAGAACTGTTATTGCAGGTTACAATGACGGGGAGAAGCCTATATGGGATAAAATGATTGATGCGTTTACTTGCGGACTAAAGCTTAACCCTACGATCTATAACTATGCAAAGGTTACGGAATACATGGGTGCTTATACGGACTCAGACATTTCAGTTATTCCATTGGTAGATAACAAGTTTAACGCTATGAAGTCCAACCTTAAGGTATTAGAAACGGCTGCTAAAAAGAACCCTGCCATAGTTAGCTATGTCAATCCGTACTTAGATATGCCGGTACATTACGTTAAAAGTCAGAAGGATTGGTACAAACACATCAAAGATTTAGTAAGCGATACGGATATGCGAAAGGAAAGCGGACAAAAGCTATTTGAGTTCTGCCAAAAGAAGTATAACTTTGACGAGATAAATTTAGACAGAAAGTATATTTATAGTAAACTATGCCAGTAAGATTAGCAAAAATATTTTATCACACAAAGGTAGACAAGTCAGGTAGATTGAGGTCTGTTGGTACTTATGCTTGTGATAAATGTGGCATAGAGTGTACTCAAAGAGCAGACGAAATAAGAAGGAGAGGTTCTTTATGTAAAAAGTGTAAACTAACACAAAATTTCACAAATGAGTTTAGTAATAAAAATTTAGAACTTACTTGTGCAAATGTATTAAAAAGCAGGTTAAATAAGAGATATATAAAAAGAGGCTTAACTTGCACATTATCAGGAGAAGAGATACTTAAATTAGTTAAAGATAAATGCCATTATTGTGGCACAAAACATAGCAATAAAATGCTATATAATCAACCTAATTTTAAGTATAACTTTATCTATAATGGTATTGACAGAATAGATAGTTCAAAAGGATATATTCAAGGTAATGTAGTAACTTGCTGCAAAACTTGTAATGTAGCAAAAATGGATATGGACTATAAAGAATTTATTAACCACATTACAAAAATATATAATCACATAAAAAATGCCAATATATAAATGCGCCTCTAATGGCAAGTACCGGATTGGTAACGGAGATTGCGTTTACGATACAGAGGAGAAGGCAATGCAAGTTTGGAAGGCTATCCTTGCAGGTGGCAAGTTCGCAGATAGCTATACCGATTACCCTGAAAGTGCAACTAACAACGCAAAACGTGCTTTAGAATGGGCAGAGAAAAATGGTTGGGGTTCTTGCGGAGAAGCAACAGGAAAAGCAAGAGCAAATCAATTAGCAAATCGTGAGCCGATTAGTAGAGATACGATTGCCCGTATGGCTTCCTTTAAAAGACATCAGCAACATAAAGACGTTCCTTATAGTGAAGGTTGTGGCGGTTTGATGTGGGATGCTTGGGGCGGAACTTCTGGTGTTGAATGGGCAATTAATAAACTAAAAGAAATAGACGGAAAATAATTTGCATACTTAAATTTTTAATTATTAATCAACGGAAAATTTAATGGGGAAAGTATGCAGAAACACACACAAATATATTTGCAGGGAATGGGGTATAAAAAAACGGACTTCATTCCTTGCGAAGTGTGTGGCTCACAAGCAGTAGACATTCATCATATTGAGGCGAGGGGAATGGGTGGCAGCAAAGACAAAGACACGATTGAAAACCTAATGGGACTTTGTAGGAAGTGCCACATAGAATACGGAGACAAAAAACAATATAAAGAGTTTCTAAAAGATATACACGCAAAGAATTATGGCAAAGATTAAAGAGAACAATAACAAAGTTAGCTTTGGCAAACGCAAAAGAGGGTCTGCAAAGAAGTCCTTTAACAAGCATAACCCAAGACCTAAAGATTACAAAGGTCAAGGCAGATGAGAAAGCTAAATGCTATATGGCTTCTCCTAACCCACAAAGCTTATTTCCTTGCGGTATGTAAGACGGGTAAAAATGGAGATGACATGACCACGATAGGACACTATACATATGCAATGGCAGAAACCCTAATTAACAAGCATATAGCAGACGTAGATACTTACTTACATCAAGAAGATGCAATAGACGAAGCAAACGATATAATTAACGGCATACTATGATACAAAACGTACCAATCAACACAGTAAAAGCAAACCCTAACAACCCCAGGATAATTAAAGATGATAAGTTTGCAAAACTCGTAAAGTCAATTAACGAGTTCCCACAAATGCTTAACCTTAGACCTATTGTAGTTAATGACGATATGGTTGTGCTTGGTGGCAATATGAGATTAAAGGCTTGTAAGGAAGCAGGACTTAAAGAGATACCAATAATTAAGGCAAGTGAACTAAGCGAGCAGCAACAAAAGGAATTTATAGTTAAAGACAACGTAGGCTATGGAGAATGGGATTGGAACGACTTAGCAAATAATTGGGATAGTGAGCAGCTAATAGATTGGGGTTTAGATATACCAGGTTTTGATGCCGAAGTTATAGAAGCCGAGGAAGATGATTTTGCAGTTCCAGAGGGGGGAATAGAAACCGATATAGTATTAGGAGATTTATTTGAGATAGGGGAACACCGATTGCTTTGTGGGGATAGTACGGATAGCGACCAAGTAGAAAAGTTAATGAACGGGCAGAAGGTTGATATGGTATTTACAGACCCACCTTATGGGATAAGTGTAGTAAAGAATGATATGGTAGGTGCTGATTTTGGTGTTGCAAAAAAAGGTCAATACAAGCCTATTGCAAATGATGAAACAAAAGATGTAGCACAAGAATTTTACCAAACTTGTATAAGTTTAGGGATGAATGATTTTATTATTTGGGGAGGTAATTACTTTACTGACTTTTTGCCTTTTAGCGACGGGTGGTTAATTTGGAATAAAAGAGCAGGAACAGATATTAGAAATACTTTTGCTGATGGCGAAATGGCTTGGTGTAGCTTTCATACTCCAATTAGAATTTATGACCAATTATGGAATGGTATGATTAGAGAAGGCGAAAAAGAAAAAAGGGTACACCCTACACAAAAGCCAATAAGAATGCTTGGAGAAATAATAGAAGACCATATTAAAGGTAAAATTATATATGACGGATTTTTAGGCTCAGGCTCAACAATGGTAGCGACACATCAAAAACAAAAAGTTTGTTATGGTGTTGAAATGAGTCCTGACTATTGCCAAGTAATAGTAGACCGAATGCGTAAACTTGACCCAACATTAGTTATTAAAAAGAACGGGTTACCTATTTAAAATAGTGAGATAATAGAGAAGATATGGCTAACGAACAAAATTTAAAACCATTTAAGAAAGGCGAGGTTGCTAACCCAAACGGCAGACCCAGGAAGTATGTAAGCCTACTTAAAGAGCAAGGATATAAACTTGCTGAGATAAACGACACCATACAGGCTATGATGTCTATGGACTTAGAGGAACTTAAAACAGTGTGGGATAACCCAAAGGCAACGATACTTGAAAAAACGATTGCAGCAGCTATGCGTAAAAGCTTAGAGAAGGGCAGCCTTTATAGTTTAGAAACTTTGCTAACCCGTGTTTATGGTAAGCCAAAGGAATTAGTAGATATTCAAAGCGATAACAAAATAGAGATAGTATTTGTAGACGGCAAGACAATTCTTTAATGCGGATAGAACTACCGAACGGACATATAAATCAAAAGAAGATACTTGACTGCGAAGCCAGGTACATTGTTGTAATGTGTGGGCGAAGGTTCGGCAAATCGGAATTAAGCCAAATAAAATGTATTACAACCGCAATTAAAGGCGGTCAGGTTGCTTACATAACCCCGACCTATAAATTGGCTAAGGTATTCTTTGAGAAGCTATGCAATAGCCTTCCCTTCCCTAATAACAAATCGGACTTAAATATCAGCTTCCCTAATGGTGGCAAGGTAGAGTTCTTTACAGGGGAACGCTTGGATAACTTAAGAGGGCGAAAGTTTAACCTGGTAATAGTAGACGAGGCTTCCTTTATACCTAACCTTGAAGATGGGTGGCTCAACTCAATAAGACCTACCTTAACTGACTACAAGGGTAAAGCTATATTCCTTAGCACCCCTAAAGGCAAAAACTACTTCTTTAGTTTGTTTAGCAAAGCCGAACCCGATTGGCAAAGCTTTAAATTCACTACATACGATAACCCTTACATAGACCCACAAGAGATAGACGATGCTCGTAGGCAACTACCTGAGGTTGTGTTTGAGCAAGAGTATATGGCAAACCCTGCTGAGAACGCAGCAAACCCTTTTGGTAGCCAACATATACGCAAGTGCTTACACCCAGTAACAACAATGCCGGTAGTAGCTTATGGTATTGATCTGGCGAAGTCGGTCGATTGGACAGTAATAGTAGGATTAGACGAAGATGGAAACGTGGCTTATTTTGACCGCTTTCAAATGGATTGGCATAATACCAAGCAAACTATTCTTAGGCTTCCTAAATGCCCTATCCTTGTCGATAGTACGGGGGTTGGCGACCCTATCCTTGAGGACTTACAAAGAGAAGGGGTAATGATACAAGGCTTAAAGTTCACAAGTTCAAGTAAGCAACAACTAATGGAAGGGTTACAGGCTGCCATACATCAAGGTAAAATAGGCTATCCTGAGGGGATAATAAGCCAGGAGTTAGAAGTATTTGAATATATGTACACGGCAACGGGGGTAAAGTACTCCGCACCTTCAGGCTTCCACGATGATGCCGTAATGGCTTTGGCTTTGGCTTGGCAAAACTTCAGCCTTAAACGTGGCACGGGTAGGTATAACTTCCTATAATTTACCGCTTATCCTTGATATTTACCGCTCATCACAATTTTTAAAAAAAGTTTGCTCATTTTGTTGTGGAATGTGAAAAGGTTGTATATTTGATATATCAATTAACCACAAACACAAACACAATGAAAAAGTTAAAGGAATTTACAATTCACATTAAGACCCAATTCGGTCTTGGACAATTCAAATTAAAAGCTTCATCTTTTGAAGATGCTTACAATAGATTAAGTCCAAAATATAAAAAGACCTTAATCATTATCTATGATGAAAATCACGAAAGCTTTTCTGCATAATTAACCAACTAAAATAAACACAATGAAAAACGCTACCCTTTCATTAAGCAAAAAAATTAACAATGTTTCTCAGGTATTAGAAACCAAAGGTTTTGATTTATACCTATCTACAAAATCAAGAAAACACGAGCAACGTAATATATT